TTGACTGTGCCCGACGACTCGCAGAGAGCAACCATCACGGACGCATCATGAACCTGCTGCGCACGATTCTCGCTGAGTGGCTGCCCGTTTGGGCGCTGCGATGCCTGGGCTTGCGCCGCGTTGTTGTGCCACGGGGCCAGGCCCAGATCTACAAGACCTGAAACAACCCCAAAAACTTTCGTCCCATGCCTGACCCGGGCGTGGATCAGACGCACCAGGGTGACGCCTCACCGGTATGGCGCAGAAACCGGATGTGCTGGAGAAACAAATGGACCCCGAACTGAAATCGACGCCCGCTGCACCTGTCCCCGCTTCGGAGGCAGCGCCCAGCGCTCCTGTTGCCAGCCCTGCCACGGCTCCGGCCGGTGGTGAAGGCGCGCCAACTCCTGCCCCGGCAGACGCGGAGCGCGATGAACAAGGCCGCTTCAAGAGCAGCGCCCAAGACCGCATCAACGAGCTCACCCGCAAGTCCAGCGAGAGCGAGCGTGAAGCTGCGTACTGGAAAAACTTGGCGACGGACAAGGAGGCACCTCCGCCTCCCGCTCCGCCCAAGGCGCCGGACATCAAGGACTTCGCCAACTACAACGACTACGTCGACGCGGTCAGCACCTTCAAGGCTGAACAGATTGTCGAACAACGCCTGGCCAAGCGGGATCAGGAATCGAGTGCGAAGAGTGCAGCTGAGAAGGCTGTCGCCACGTACCACAGCCGTGAGGCAGCGGTCAAGGCAGCGATCCCCGATTACGATGCGGTTCTTTCAGCGGCCAACACGCCGCTGGAGACGCACGTTGGTCAAGCCCTGTTCGATTCCGAGCAAGGCCCCGCGATCGCGTACCATCTCGCCAAGAATCCTGCGCTGCTCGAAGCGCTCAACAAGATGTCTGTGCGCCAGGCTGATCGCGAGATCGGTCGGCTCGAAGTCTTGGTTGGCAAGACGGCGGGCGCCCCTGCACCTTCTCCCAGCACCTCCACTCCTGCGTCGCCGCCCACTGCTCCTGCAGCGCCGGTGGCACGTACCACCAATGCACCTCCGCCCGCAAAGACCGTTGCGAACTCCGGAGCCAACGCGCCAGTCGATCTCGGCAAGTTGCCGATGGCCGAATACGTGAAGGTTCGGAAAGCGCAAGGGGCCAAGTGGGCGCGGTGAGCAACTTCACCAACCCCTGATTCACTGGAACATTCATGTCCAACACGCTTGTCACCTGCTCCATCGTCGCCAAGGAAGCGCTGGCGATCCTCGAAAACATGCTCACCTTCGCCAGCAACGTCAATCGTGACTGGCAAGACGAGTTCACCACCAACATGTCGCGCGGCTACGCCCCTGGCCAGACGATCAACATCAAGCGCCCCCCGCGCTACACGTACCGCTCCGGCCGTGTCGCCGCGCCGCAGGGCACCGTCGAGACGACCATCCCGCTGACGCTGCAGCAAGGCGGCTGTGACCTCAACTTCAACGGCATCGAGCGCACCTTGTCACTGACCGGGCTGCAAAAGAAGCTCCAGGCCGCGCTCGCCACGGTGGCCAACGAGATCGACCGCCAAGGCCTGTCGCTGGCGCGCTTCGCCACGCCCAACGCGATCGGCACGCCGGGCACGCTGCCTACCACCCAAGCCTTGGCGCTCGCTGCCATCACCGGGCTGAACCAGCGCCTGGACGAAGCCGCTGCGGCGCGCGATCGGCAGCGCTCGCTGATCATGAACCCGGCCTTCAACGCGGCGACCATCCAGGGCTTCGCCGGTCTGTTCAACGGTCAGGGCACGCTGGACAAGCAGTTCCAACGCGGCATGATGGTCGATTCGCTTGGCCTGGCTTACTCGATGGACCAAAACGTCGACACGCACACGAACGGCACGGCGGTTGTCACCACCAACACCGTCAACGGCGCTGGCCAGCAAGGTTCCGCGATCACCGTTGCCGCTCTGAACGGCACGATCACGCGTGGCTCCAAGGTGTCCTTCGCAGGCGTGTTCGCGGTCAACCCGCAGTCGCGCGTCTCGACGGGCACGTTGGCGCAGTTCACGGTGACGGCAGATGCAGCCGCTGCGGCGACAACGCTGAACATCTCTCCGGCCATCGTCAACTCTGGCGCATTCCAGAACGTCTCCGCAAGCCCGGCCAACGGTGCGCTGATCACCATCTTCGGCACCGCCTCCGGCTCGTTCGGCGCCAACGTCGCGTTCCACCAGGATGCCTTCACGCTGGCCATGGTGCCGATGTACGCTCCGCCCTCGGGCAAAGGCGTCATCGATGTGGCGATGGAGGAGTACAACGGGATGAACATCAAGGTCACCGAGTTCTACGACGGCATCAATGACAACTACATCATGCGCCTGGACGTTCTGTTCGGTTGGGCCGCGACTTATCCGGAATTGGCGGTGCTGTACGGAACCTGATCGTGGACAGGCCGGGCTGCGGCCCGGTCTTTCACGAAAATCCACAATCCTCCATCTTTTCGAAAGCTCAACATGATCTCCCTCAATCGTTCGTATGCCGGCTACCCCTCTGGCAGCATCGTCCAGCTGCAGACCGTTGTCGAGGCCGCGCTGATCGCGCAGGGCCTTGCAGCGACCTCTGCTGGCCCGGTCACGCCGGGTGCCGTCTCCACCACCGCCAACCAAGGTCGCTGCGGGATTGCCGCTGCGGGCACGAGCGTGGTGGTGACCAATCCGGCCTTCACCACGGAATCGAAGTTCCAGGCCTACCTCTCCAACGCAGCGGCGGACGGCACCGCACTCTACATCACTCGCATCACACCTGCCGCTGGTTCGGTGACCTTCACCCTCAACGCTGCGGCGACCGCTGCGGTGGCGGTGGATTGGATGCTGCTGATGGCAGGTGGCGAGCTGCCGACCAGCTGAACTGAGAACCCTCCTTGATCCCTGTTGCATGGGATCATTCCGCCGGGGCTACGGCCCCGGCTCTTTTCACCAAGGAATCATCATGGAAGTCAAGCAACCGTCCAAGGACGACATCGAGCGCGAACTCACCGAGAAGAATCGCTCCATGCCGCGCCAGGAGTACCCGAAGATGAAGTACCACCCGGAGGGGCATCCGAGTGTGCCCGACGGTCAACCCCCGCGTACCGTCGCCTCCAAGGAGGAGGAGGACAAGCTGGGTGACGAGTGGCAGGACACGCCGCAAGACGCGATCGACCTGCGCGAAGCTCGCTCCGGCGGCTCCGTGAACACTGGCGTGAAGGAAGCGCCCCACGCCAGTGGCATGAAAAAGGCCAAGTAAAGGGCTGCTCAAGCTACGAACCCCCAGACCCGCTAGAAAAACAGCGGATTTGGGCCAAAGAATTGGGCGGCAAGCCCCTCTGAAAGCTCGCGATGCCCTCCGGAAACACAGCTCTCGACCTGATCCAGTCCTCGATGCGCCTTGCAGGGATCATCGCGACGGGCGAAACGCCCAAGGCCAATGAAGTCAACGATGCACTCGCGGTGCTCAACGACATGATCGAGACGTGGTCCACCGAATCGCTGTCAGTGTGGGGCAGCGCCTCCTCCACGTTCACCACCGTGCCGGGTCAAAGCTCGTACACAATCGGGCCAGGCGGCAATTGGGCTTCCAACCCTCGTCCAGTGCGTATCGACGATACCGCCTACTGCACTGTAAACGGCGTGGACTACCCGGTGCTCGAATGGGGCCAAGATGACTACGCCGGTGTGGTCATCAAGACCCAGCAGCAACAGATCATCGAGCGGTTCTTGTATGTGAACGACAATCCGCTGGCCAACATCATCTTGTATCCGGTTCCGAGCAGCGTGATCACTGTCACGTTCTTCACCGATCGCGTCTTGACGCAGATCCCGACGCTGCCCACAGTGTTGATCTACCCGCCGGGCTACTACATTGCGATGCGCTACACACTCGCCATCCTCCTCGCCGCTGAATACGGCGCTCCTGTTGACGCCTCTGTCACCTCCATTGCAATTTCCTCGAAGGCGAACATCAAGCGCGCCAACAAGCGAAAGCAGTTTGCAAAGTTCGACAGCGGACTCACCTCGGATGGCGGCGGCGCGAGCTCGTGGCAGCGGGGATATTGAGCCATGTCCAAGTTCCCTTTCATCGGCGGTAGCTACACAGCCCGCTCGAAGTTTTTCGACGCCCAACGCACCGTCAACCTCTATCCCGAGATCAGCAAAAGCGCCACCAGCAAGTCGATCGCTGCCTTGTACGGTTGCCCCGGAACGTCGCTTTGGAATGCGTTTGGTGGGGCCTACGGTGTGCGCGGAATGCTCGCCTTCAACTCGACACTGGCGGTGGTGGTGGTCGGCGCGAACGTCTACACCGTTACCAACAATAAGGTCGTCAAGTTGATCGGGCAGATCGATCTGACGACTGCGCCCGCGCGAATGGCGAGCAATGGGAGCTTGGTGATGATCGTCACCGGGCCAAGTGGCTGGGCACTCGACCCGGTCGCAGGGACGTTGTCGGTGATTTCCGCATCAACCTTCACCGGTGCGGATA